GCTCCAACTCGTTGACCGTCTCTAACTTTTGAATTGATGAATGTATTAACTCTCATATTGAGTTCTTCGTTCTTTCCAAACTCATTTAAAATTTTTGCATCAATGGTTCTGAATAAACTTCCTGCATCCGATAGCATTTTTGTCATTGCATCGGTTTCAGCTTTTGTCATTGTTGCGTTACCAGACTCATCTTTAAACGTTGCATCTACGTGCCATACCGTTTTAACTTTTTTGAGTTTTGTTGAGATCGCCTGACCAAAACTTGCAGACATTGAGTCAAGACTTGGTCCTCCGTAAGTTGTATGCCAGACCACACCGATTTCGGATTCTGATATTGTTTTGCCGAGGCTGCTGTTTTTAGGTACCGCGTAAACAATGGTATTAGGATGGAAAGTAATATGCGGTTCTCCATCAATATTTTCTGTTTTAAGATCGCTTTTTGAATATAAGAAATCACCTTGTACTACTCCTTCAATTCCTATCTTGGCAAGTTCCTTCAATGCAATTTTAAATTTTGTATTAAGGTCGCCTTTTAGGTCATTATCTATTTCTGCATCAGTCTTATATAGTTTTGGAGTTTTATTAAATACTCCTTTCTTTGCCACAAAGAATTTTCCGTCACTTGGATCAATTCCAGCAAAGATCGCAGGAGCGCCATCCCACTTAGTTGTCATACTTACAGGTGCTGATGTATTGCCTGAAAGCATATCTCTTATATTGCGCAAATAATTAATTACGTTTCTAGTTCCTGTGACACCGCCATCAATGACCGCGTCCTCAAGATGGGTCATATGTAAATTTTGTGCAGCTTCAGCTATATAATTTTTATATGACTTCATCTTCCGTCCTTCATTCGTAAAAATCCGTTACGTTTAAAATCTTTTTCAACTCTTTTATGAACCATAGCAGCAATATCATCAAGATCTTTTAGATTACTGCCACTTCTTAAATCTTTTTCTAATTTCTTTTTAACTTGAGCCAACAACGCATCTAGAACATCAGTGTCTCTTGCGGCTAAAGTTCCTTCAACCATTGAAGGTTTAAATGAGTTAATCCATTTAATTGCTTTTGCATGTCTTATAGGTTTCTCAGCAAATTTCTTACCCCATTTATAACCGACTTGTGCAGAGTTTTGCCATTGTTGTCCTTCTGAATTATCAAGGATTAAAAGATTTTCTCCAAACAATCCTTGGAATCTTCCGATGTTATTTTGAACACCTTTCCACATTTGTTGAACTGTTGTATCAGGCAACGAACGCGATCTTGCTTTATTTCTGGCAAGAGCCGTTTCTAAATCTGTATTTACAAATATCATTGCCACTTCATATCCTAATGATTTCAAGTTAAGTGCTTGTTTTTTAATTTTTTCAGCATCTTTTCCTGTACCATCAATTACCAAACCCATACGACCTTCAATCCATCTCTCAAATCGCATTCCTGTTAATTTCTTTGCTCTATCTCGTATTGCTTGTCCTTGGGCAGAGAAAATAGTTTCAGCATCCATTGCCAATCCAGCTTTATTCATTGCTGCTTCAAAATCAACGTCTGAATTTACAACTTTAAATCCATGAGTTGTTAAAGATGTTTGACCGACCATAAAAGATTTGCCTGAACCAGGTCCGCCTGCTAAAAAGATTGCTTTAAATATCGCAGGATCATTTGGTCCTTCATTTATATAATCTATAAACTTCTTCACAATGATACTTCTCCTGGTATACCATTAGCAAATAATATATCCAATCCTAAGAACTTTAATAATTGTGAAAACATCTGCCTTCCCATATTAGCAATCTTTTTCAATATTACAGAAATCTTTTTAATAATTTCCTGAACTGCTTTGATAACATTGGCAATAACTTTTTGACCAAGATTCTTTGCGGCTTGTCCTGCCTTTCTTATCATATCAAGAGGACCTTCTGCTAAATAATCTTCTGTTAATAATCCATTCACATTGGATAATTCTTCCATCACAACTTGTTTAAAAGTTTGAAGATCTTCTTTAATACCTAAACGCATTGCCGAATATGCTGGAGAACCTCCGCCGCCTTTCTTAAATGCAACGTAAGGTCTAACTGTAGAAGCATACTTTACAATAATAGGATCATGAATAGATTGAATAGGCTCAATCTCTACCTTTCCACTCGGATCAAATTTTGCCAATAAATTTGCTGCTGCTTTTGCATTAGGAGAACCGAATTTATTGTTTCCTGTTGAAGCTTCAAGAACAACATATTTACTAAACAATGTATTTGCTTCTGTATTCTGATTGATATAGGATGCAAGCATATCGGATAATTCTTTATTGCCTTTATCCTTTTCCTGAAAATCAATTACTTCAGCAGATGTATCTCCTGCCTTTGATTTTTGATTTAAAACAGTAGCAGATTCCCTTGACATTAATGTTGTCATATTATCTTCAATACTTTGAACCAATCCAACAGCAAACTTTTTCTCATTACCCATTTCTGAAAGAGCGGCTTTTACAATCGCGATTGCTTCTTTCTTTTCGGCAGATGCTAACTGAGATCCGCCTGCTTTCTTTAAACTAATCTTTTCTTTAAAATCTGAAGAGGCAAGATCGGTCTTTGGTGTTTTATTCTTTGCTCCTGCTTCTTTCCAAATAGGTCCAAGATCAACAGAACCAATACCACGACCTGTCTGTACTAATTGTCTTGCGGATAAACCAGAATTAAAGTTCTTGGCAATTGCGTATGCCTGTTCAGAATACTTATCCCAAAACTTCTGTGCAACCTCTTCGGTTGCTGGATCTGTTGATTGATTGTTTAAATTATTATAAGCATAAACAATAAGATCTTCCCATTCTGCACCAGAAGGAATTCCTCCTCCTTCTTTATAATGAGTAAAGGCGGATGCCTTGTAGGACAATCCACCTCTTATATGAATAACTTTGCCGTCAGGACCTTTAAGGAATTTTTCGTATTCAGAACCTTCTTTGCCAACAACAGCCGCAACTTTTTGGCCAGGACCAACAATTTCAAATACATCTCCTTTGTTGTATCCTAACTTGCCTAGTTCAGCAAAGTCGGAGCCTTTCCAAGAAACCTTATGCCCAACGACATAATCTGGTTTCATTATCGAAGCTTCAGAAATAAATGATTTGAACTTTCGCATGGATTACCTATTATAAATCTAATTACTAGTTATTTATACAGACAAAACTATCTGAGTTCTACATCACCAAAAACATTCCTGCCTTTCTTTTTATTTAATCGTAATCCTATATCGGTCTTATCAAATATAGGACCGTCGTCATAACTCTGATTCTTTTTTCCAGAACCGCCACCTCCAGGACCGTCAAGATTTATATTGTTCTGAGCAGATTCCTCAAGCTCATAAATCTTCATCTTGGATCTGTCAATACCGACTAGGAACCTTCGATAATAACTAATGTCTCCCCAACGATTCTTCAATTGTTTAATCATCAACTGATTCATTTCGTCAAGGTATTCTGAACTAACAAGACCGAAGATTGCATCGGCAGTATGAGTGATACCCATAGATTCAGAAGTATTAGTCAAATCAACATCAGAGTTTCCATAAGCATCCCTGTTATATTGAGAAGAAGTAACGATTGCACAATTATATTCCATTGCCAATCCACGAACTTCTTCAGCAATTGATTTAACCAAAGTATAACTGTTGGCGGCCGCCGAACCTCGAACACGAGACGATGAACAAATGTTTAAGTAATCAAGAAAGATAACATCAGGACTGAAGTTCTTTTTAAGTTTTAATTCGTTCAACAAATGACGGAAGTGACCGCTATGTGCAGATCCTGTTGGAAATTCTTTGATGACCAACTTACCTGTTGTTTTTGTTTTATATCTTGCCATTCGTTTTTCGTAAACATCTCTTGGAACTTCAACAACTTCATCAAGTGTAATATCCATAATGTTTGCGTCAATACGACGACCGATTTCTTCAGCAGCCATTTCCATTGTAATATACAGAACATTCTTTCCATACATTAAATGATTTGCCGCCATGTGGCATTTAAGTAAAGATTTACCACCGCCTGTTGTTGCCAACAAGACCGTCATAGATTTACGAGGTATGCCACCTTTAGTAATTTTGTTTAGGATTTCAATATCAAATGGAATCCGTTCTTCTTTACGATGATAGTGTTCATAACGTTCATCAATATCTTCAAGAAAGTCATGACCTACCGATTGGTCAAAGCTAATACCTAAACTATCAGATAACAGCCTAGGTATTTCGCCTTTACCAAGTTGAGAGTCCTGACCATCGAGAATAAGAATGGATTTACGAATAGAATTATATAAATCTTTATCTTGACAAAACTTTTCAGTTTCATCAATTAAGAATTCTATTTGTGTATTTTTATCAATAGAGATATCATCAACAAATGAATGTACTCCTTGATAAGTTTCTTCATTCAGATCCTTACGATGGTCAACGGCTATTTTTAAAGCTTCAACAGAAGGCGGCTCCTTGTACTTTTCAAGGTACTCGGAAGCCGTTTCAAATACTTTACGAAGAACTGTATCATCAAAGTAATCGGATTTCAGATAAGGGTATACCTTTCGGCAATAATCCTCATTCAGTATCAGATTCGATAAGATCGTCTTCTCGAGCATTTACTTCCTCCACCATTGTAAGCTTATATTTCTTTTCAATGAATTTATTGAACCTATTATCTTTAATTAAAGCTTCGAAGAAATCATCATCTTGTTCAATGTCTTTTCCTCTTCGCTTAGGTTCAATGATTTCACCTGTTTCTAGGTCGGTTGTATTATACCAACCTTGTGTTGCTTTTGTAATATGACCAGATTCAATCGCAAGGTCCATTAATGAACTCCACTTTTGAATACCAGAATCATACAATACGGTAAAAGGCAACTTAGATTTTTCTTTAACATATCTTGACTTTTCAATATTGATAGTGAACTTGAAACCTGCCAAGTCAGTACCTTCTTTTTCCTGAGCCTTTGATATAATAAAGATTTGATTAGCTGAATAGTAAATACCTGTACCACCAGAAATAATATTCTTTGGGAACAAGCCGATTTCTTTGTATGTGTGGTTAACAGCAATACAAGGAATATCTTTTGTAGTCAGCTTTGGTGTGATGATACGGAACAATGACTTGAGTGCTTTTGCTCTTGACATATCAGCAACTGATTTTTCAGACATTGCATCTTCGACTTCTTTCTTCGAAGCCAAGTTACCGATTGAGTCAATCATCAAGAATACATTATCACCTTTACCTACTTCATCCAATCTTTTTACAATATCAAACTTTAATTGTTCAACATCTTCAATCGGAATATGAATTACCCTGTCAGTATCAATATCAAAAGATTCTAAATATTCTGGTGTAATACCGTATTCAGAATCATATAATAAAGCAACACCTTTTGGATATTTCTTTAGGTAAGCTTTCATACAGTATAGGCCGAGCAAAGTTTTAAAACTTTTTGATTCTCCTGCCACAACTGTAAGACCAGGAATAAGACCACCTTTCAACGAACCACTGAATGCAATATTTACAATAGGTAATTCTGTTTGAATAGGATCTTTATCCTGAAAGAATGCAGAGTTAGATAGAACAGCGGACTGTTTTATTGAACCTGCTTTTAACATTTTATCGAGTAAACTCATATTATTCTCCACTTAAAATAGCATACAACTTATCAGCGAACGCATCAAGTTTCTCATATCGGTTTGGCCAATAAATGTAATCCTTTTCTGGGTTTGCTTTTAAGTTATTTAATAAAGGAACAACTGCATCATAAATCAGTTGAGCCTTAGCTGCGTTTGCTTCAGCAGTTACAGAAGTAGTTTCGGCAACTTGCTTTGCTTCACGCACGACCTCTAATTCATCAGCATCAACAGCAGTAAAACCAAAATCAAAGTCAAGTATAGTGGTTTCTTTTTGTATAGACATATGTCCTCCGTAAAAAAGCAGGGTACCGAAATACCCTGCATGCCGTTATTATCCTCGTGCTAATTCTTTAAAGATACTAAGGTCATCATCATCGTCAACAGAAGAACCAACATTAGGTTCAGCTGTTTGCATCACAGGTTCCTCGACTTCATTAGAAAGATTACTCAAATCTAAATCATCAGCGGTTTCAGCAACCGGTGCAGAAGCAGTCGGTTCATCAGATTGTAAATCAAGTACACGATATAGTTTTGTTTTCAACTCGGCATATGATTTAAAATTGCTTGGATCAACTAAATCCTGAAGTTGGTGTTGTTGATTCCAAATTGATTCCAACTCAGCATCATCCTCGGATAGTGGACCTGCTGGGTCAAACTCTGATTTATCATAGTTAGGATAACCTTCAAACTGTCTGATCTTGAGACGGAAGTTTGCTCCTTCCCAAAGGTCAAACGGATTTACTGGTTCCTCATCTTCGAAAGTTGGATTCATAAGGTCATTCAACTTATCAAAGATTTTCTTACCGAATTGATAAAGGAATACTTTACCTTCGTTCTCAGGATTCCCTGGGTCTTTGACGATATAGACATTAGCAGTATACTTCAGCCTACGCTTTTGTTTACGTGCTTGTTCTTTATCAGCCTCAACACCACTGTTCCAAAGTTTAGAGTTAAACTCAGAAACAGGATCATCCTGGTTCAAAGTGGTCAGAGAGTTTTCGATATACCATAGACCTGTAGGTCCTTGGAATCCATGATCCCAAATACGAACGAAAGGCATTTCTTCACCTTT